ATCTTTACAAACGAGATTAGTCAGCCGAAGAAGCAACAGTCTTGTTTTTTGGAGTCCACTTTTGTTTTGCAACTGGAGTGTCTTCTACTTTAACTTCGGTCTTTTCAAATTCAGTCCCGTCGAGAATTTCGACATTTCCGTTTTCTGGACCGTTGTATTCAAATTCATCTCCCTCATTGCGGAGTGAGTTGTCAATGAAACATGTGACTTTTGCTTTTACCTTTGACATTAAATCTCCTTAAATTATCAAGTGACAGAGAACCCAGACGAATAAAACTTCTTTGGATCTGAAACATCCAAAACGATATCGGTTGTAACAGTACCAGCAGTAAATGTTCCAGTTACATCGTAGAAAGCACCAATGTAACGCTGTCCTGTACTTGCAAATTGTGGGTTAATGCGAACAAAGAATTGCGCTCCAGCCGTGAGATTGGCTTGTGCAATTGCGCCCGATGTGCCAAGTGTTGTATCACCAGTCACAATAGTTGCGTCAGTAGAACCCTTTACAATGAATTCAATAGATGTTCCAGCAGTAAAGGCGGTGATCACGGTAACCACCATATACAAATCAGTTCCTTCGCCAATATCTCGCGCTTGCAAAAGATCAATAACATCAGTTGCTGCCAAATCCGCACCCAAGATTGCTTGGGCATCCGAAAGTCTTAGTAATTTATCAGTAATCATTTTGTGTTTTTTCCTTTTTAAAATTTGAATTATGAAACAACGGCTTCTGTATTAAGCAACGCATCAACCTTGCGACATGGAACTCCCAAGAATGACAACCAACTGTGTGGTTGACCAAACTGAGACAATCCTTCATTGACCTTTAGAACTTGCTGACTTCGATCCATTGCTTGGACAGTAAGACCAGAATGAACTGTTCGGTTCATGTAGAACGCACATCGACCCATTGCCATGTTTGGAATGCGATACAAAGACCGAGCCATCAACTTGATGATGTTTGTTCCAACCGCTGTTGTTTGCGTATCAGTTCCAGCAAGAAGGTGCGTCAAATTAATGTTGCAGATTCGGACGCAATAACGCCAGTCCTTGACTACCAACCCGTTCTTCCATTGGTAACGAGTTGCATACGCTTGCATGCGCGTGTCACTGTTAAACACAGTTTGCTCACCAAGATCCTCATGAATCAAGCCAGCCTTAGAACCCTTAGGGAATGGGCAATACACAGTATTGTCGCCCCAACAAACCAAGTAAATGCTTGAGTTTTTGGTGGCATCTGCTCCGCCAGCAGTGATAACATTTTGACCAATTGTCCCAGTCAAAGTTGAGTATCGACCAGCCAATCCAAGGAACGACTTTGGTTCAGTGGCAGGGTTGCCATAGAACATTGTTTGTGCCTGTGTTTGGTTCATTGCTTCCAAGAACGCAGTGTCTTCGGACAAACGGAACTGAGCCGTATTGCCATTGAGCATTGCAAGATCCTTGTCCACTTCTGAACGGGCTTCAAGCATTCCACATGCTTCGTCAACTTGTGCAGTCGTTGACTTGCTACTTGGAATACCTTGATTCAATGCTCTCCAGTACACGGTTGGCAATCCTGTTCGGATTACAACGCGTTCGCCAGTCGGCAAATTGCCTTCCTTAAAAACTGCGTCCTGAAGAATTTCATTTGTTTGCGAGAGGAGTTCAGCCACGACTGGAACAGATCCGTTTGGATCAGTTCGTTTCGCCCAGTCAGCGAGAGTTAAATTTGTTGTTGCAAGTGTTGCCATAAAAAATAGTCCTTAAAATTAAGATTTTTGATTTGAATAAAGCACTGACGCTTGTGATGCAAAGTCTTGTGGTTGTCCCTTTGAACCTGAGCCACTTGACGGACCGACATAACCATCTTCACTAATTGATTTTCCTGCTCTATAGAAAAACCTGATGACTTCAGGATGATTCCCTAGACCAGATTGATTTAATACAGTTCGCAGTTCAGGTGTCCCAAATGTGTCCAACGCCTTCTTCGCAACCGACATGTTCTTGTCGAGTGACTCTCCGCCGAATTCCTTATCAATTCGTGACGAATCAACCCATCCTTGTCGAATGGAATCGATCTGAGCCATCTGCCTTTCAGCGAGTTTTGGACCAAGTGTGTCTAACATCTTCTGCGCGGAATCCTGACTCAAATTCAATTCACGGGCGACTTGCGAATATGTCGAAATGACTTCGTTGTCAAAATTCTTGCCTTCTGGGGCTTTGAATTCATACTTTTCTGGTGCGCCAACCGCTTCGGTCTTTGGAGCATCCTTACTGTCGCCCTCTGTATTGCCAGTCTCAGTTGCATCTGCAACTGGCTGGTCTTGAGTCACAACCGCATTTGATACATCTCCTGTTGGAGATTCAGTCGATGCAACAGCAGCGTTATTGGTTGGTGCTGGTGTTGTCATCAATGATTCTGTTTGTGTCATTTTGTTCCTTTAGCATTACCTGATACAAGTCTGAGCAAGTCTGATGAATCATCGAAATTGTTCTTAGTCCGCTGTTTCTGTTTCCTTCGTTAAATGCCATCTGCATTGAATTCTGACTGAAACTAAGCCTAAAAACTCCTGCCTGATCCAACATCCTCCATACGATCCTTCGACCTTTCTTGTTACTCATCAGCCATTTCAGATCTGATTCTTCATTCTGCCTATTTAGTTTTTCTCGAAGGTCTTTATTTTCCTTCGTTTGCTCTTGACCTCGAATGTCTAGCGGATCGTAGTTACTCACTTTTAAAATTTAATCATTGTCTGTAAAGCACGGGTACCGTCAATACATTGCGACTAGCGCAGTAGCAGTTGTTGCAGTTGCGTTAATGCGTGTGCATCGAATTGGAAGCACAGTTCCAAGAGGTACCGCAGTAAACAAAACAACATCGCCATTGGACATGACCGCTGTAATATTTCCTGCACCGCCAACATATACTGCGCGAGTAACGCCAGTTAAGTCAACGGTATTACTTGTCGTGATTGCCGCCGCATATTCAAAACTGTTTGGTGTAGTCGCAATTGATAATGTTGTTGGGATTGCCATTGTTTACTCCTTAAACTTGACTTGGTGAAGGGTTTGAATACCCACTAAATTGGTTCATTACATCCATTAACGCGTTCTGTTGACCGCTTCCTGTTGGTGATTGCGCCAAATTCTTTGCAGTTGCCGACTGTTGTTCCATCATCGCAGTCTGCTCTTTCGCAGCCATTGCCTTGTTTCGAGCGTCTCGAATCATCGCAACTTGCTTGCCAGCCACAATCAAATTGGGATCAACGCCAAGCATGTCGGAATATGAGTCTGCCCACTTGTCAGAATCAAACTTGTCTAGCACATCAGGCTTCATCCGAGCAATTGCGCCAAGGTTGCCCACAAACCGATCAACGCTATTTGTCCCAATTGCCCGTTGAGCCTGTGCCAACATCGAAACAAACTCAACTTCCAACTCCATGCCCTGCAACTCTGGTGGCGCTGGCGGAACAATTCCAGCCTGAACCATGTGCTGAAATGTAATGTCGATAAGTGGATCAAGTAATTCGTTGTGGAGGCGCTCGATCACGGGACCAAGCATCAACAACTTTTCTTCGTGTCGTTCAGCAACCTCTGTTGCAGTCATACGCGTATCAGTCGCATTTGCTAACATCATGAACAAGTCAGCATAAAAAGACCCACGAACACGCTCACGGACATCTTGAATGTCTCCGAGAAGGTGCTGTAAATTCAAATTCACCTCGAACGCCGTCTTAATACCCTGGCTGCCACCGTCAACAAAGGTGATACCGCCAGGCAAACTCTCAACATCTCGGTTCTTCATCGAGTTTGGCACCTGAAGAGGTGGCTTTGTCTGGTAATCAATGACCTGAGCCTTACGCAACTGCTCATGCTGCAACTGCTTGATGTCGCCAAGAGCCTCCATACCAGGGGAATTGCCGTAAATGTCGCCGCCGACAACGCTCCAGCGCGGACACATCACTGGAAAGTGCTTGTATCCACCCTCTCGCAGATACTTTCCGTCATCTCCACCAACCTCAAAGTAACAACTGCGAAAAGGCATGTTCTTCGCATCCTTCTTCGACGAATCCCTGTCCTCACGAGGCTCAATCGCATGAATAATCGGTACCCACTGATCCAAACTGCCTCGGTCATACAGATTCCTGACAGAATGAGAGCAATTCTTGTAACCAAATTCCTTAACGAGTTCGGCAACCGTCTTGTCAAACTCTCGGTACAAAGTGCAAACCATTCCCTGATAGTCAGACGCAATGCAGTATTCGCCAACAGTCACAGGATAATGGTGAATGACATTCTTAAAGTCGGGCAACACAATACTGACAGCCGTACCGAACGCTCCCAGTTCCTCATACATCTGATGCAAAGACCTGTAGGTGTTTGACTGCTGAAAAACAGATTGCATCCTCTTCGTCACCGTGTCCAGCCACAACTTCACTGGAGAAAATGCATTCAAATCAGGATCCCCAGTCCCTAGACGAAACCACTGACGGGCAGGAGAAGTCGCACCAGCCATCATGCCAGCGCCAAGAGTTCGCAAGGCGCGAGTACCAGTATTGTCGTAAATGTTGTTGTGACGGCGATACCCACGATTCCTGTCCTGCTGAAAATATCGACCGTTGCGAGGCAAAATGTAAGAAGTGATCTCCTGCCAATGTGCAATCCAACTCGCCCGTTCAGACTTCAAGTGACCAAGACGGGTAAGCAATTGCTCCCGCTTTGGTGCGCCCTTGTAAGACTGATTGTCGGGTGAATACTGCATTAACTTCCAAGTAAAGATGACTTGCCAAGTGCAAGAGAATTTGGGTCAACGCCAGTCGGACCAGTCAACATAGTCCCAGATGGACCATCACTTGATCTAGCCGAAGCCGCTTGCATAATCCCTGCAATGTTCGGTTGCTGTCGGTTCGCCTTATTTATCGTCATCTCGCTTTGCTTACGCTGACCTTGAGCCGCATT